GCAATAAATCTGGTTAACTCATATATTGTATCACCAGAATTTAATTGAAGTTTATCAGTTTCAATTAATGTTTTTAATGTAGTACAACCAACACGTTTTACTAATGGACTCATATTAAGACCATTTTGTGTTGCTTTTCCGCTTTCGCTTATTTGTTGAGCCTTTTTATTACCTGCATAAACCTTTAATACGTTCTCATATTCTAAATCTTGGTACAACGTATCAGCAACTGTTGGATTATTATTAATCTCAATTAGAACATGAGCGTTATTATAATACTCAGCGCAATGTTTAATAATATCAGGGAATAGCATTGGATGCAATTGATTATTTCTATATGTTGCTACCTGTTTGTACGGTATAGTAGAAATATCAAAAATTGAGAATGCAGCATAGTCTAAATTTTTACCCTCTGAAACATCCACTGTCATAGCATAGATATGATCTTTATCTATTTGTTTTTTAGTTTCGTCGTCAAATGATTCTTTAACGGGTGGGATAAAAATATCCATCTCAGCAGGAAGAGCAATGCCGTTAAACATTGTATCATCTGGATCAATTGGGTCTATTGCAACAAGTGCTTGTAATTTTGAACCATCAATTAATGTGTTTGTAGAACCTAAGAATTCGCAACCAAATTCTTGGTTAAATTGACGTTGTGATGTATTACGAATGGTTTTCTCTTTCCATTCTTCATCACGACCTGGAACTCTTGACCAATGAATATCAACCGCAAAATAATCACTTTTTTTGTTAACGGCATCCATCCACATTTTGTAATATAAGTTCATGCCACGAGGAGTAGATACAATAATAATTTTAGTGGTTTTACCTGAAGAGATTACTGGATAGGTTGAAGTAAAGAATTCTTCTGCAAGATTGTTGTGAACGTGAGCAAACTCGTCCATAAACACAAGGTTGAATGATCCACCACGAACAGAACTAGCGGCAGTAGAAGCAGCTAATAATTTTGAGCCATTTTCCAATTCAACTGAACCTTTGTTCCATATTACAACACCTTGTTGTAACCACATAGGTAAATTTTCATACGCTAATTGGTATCGCGATAAAATATCAACTGCTAGAGATTTTTTGTTAGCAGTAATAGCAATGCTATATCGTTCAGTGAATAGAGATAACCAAAGAAGATAACCAACAGATGTTGTGGTTTTACCTGACTGACGACCAATACGGACAATAGAAAACCGATTATTATGGAATGCATTGACCATTTCTTCTTGATAATCATGCATATCAAAAAGAACTAGACCCTCATCAAGATTGATAATTTTTACATAATTGCGAATAAAGTAAATTGGGTCAAGAATACATTTACGCATTTCATCTTTTTGCCAATCTTCATACTCCCAATTAGTAATCCCATTACGCCTTAAATTGGGATTATCTCTATAATATAATTTACCTTCTTCGAAATCTAACATTATTCGCTCATTTCATCTTTTATAGATTTAATAAAGTCTTTTCCTGAACCAACAAAAACGGCATTTTTTATATTTTGAGTAAGGTTTTCTTTCTTACCTGTAATATCACGCATTTTCTTTTGTATTTCAAGCAATTCTTTTGATGCATCAACAACGGTTTTAATCATGTTACCTGCGACTTCGAAATCTCGAGCCTTCTCGGACTGCCTAGCAATCGCAAGCATATCATCAATAGCTTCTGTACCTTTAGAGATTAACGAGTCTATATTATCCCGAGTCTTCTCGTAATCGGTCTTTAAATCGTGGTCTAACACTGCTGAGAGCTCTAGATTAGATTCCCTAGGAATATATTCCTGGAGTTCATTATCAAACACATCTTCCAATGGAGTAACATTAAAAATATCTTCCATTGTTTTATTAAATTTGCTCATAATTTAGGTTGAATAATCGTTTATAACAATATTATAATCATATGGTCCATCAACCGGATATGTATCTGGGTCAGGAGTAATTATAGAACTAAATGCTAATCCAGAATCTGGAGTAGATAAAATATTATATGTTGCGGTTGATCTTAAATTTGAAATTGTAGAATTTGCAACAAATTTCCCTCTTTGTATAGAAATATTCAATTTATTTGTATTAGGGTTCCAAGATTTCACCACTCCAGCTCCACTGGCTCTATCATACGATGAACCTTGGAAAACACTTTCACCAATAATAAATGAACCATTACCGGAATTTAATGTGTATTCATTTTGAGAAGAAGGGACCATAATATTTGTTTCAGCTTGAAGAATTGGTTTTGCGTATCTTGGTGGTTGATAGATATAACTTCTTGCTACAAAATTTAATGTTCTAAATACTGATCTAACAGGTTCATCAAACGAACCTGTTGAATTTTGTTCTTCAGATTCACCCATAAAAGTAATAGGAACATTTTTTATGATCCCAGCTTCGGGAACAAAATTTAATTTCATATTATAATCAGGATAGAAAAATGGTAAGATATATTCCATTATTTGGTTAGCATCTTCAACATTTCTTGTGTATAACACTATTTCGAAATTAAAATTATAGGGTAATGGAGAATTAACATAAACTGTACCATTAGAAGAACATCCAACAATTTTATTTGAATGGTTTGTTCTTCTTGATGGGTCATATGTCATATTAACTAAACCATATTCAATCCTTGGTAATGTTACTTGAACTTTCTCGTGAGAAATATCTTGTCGTTTAACATATTTCTCTTTATCTCCATATATAATTGGAACTTTTATTTTATCAATTTCATTTCCGTTCTCATCATATTTTATGAACGGAATATCTTTAAACAAACTCGCGAATGCAACTGTTGTTTTTCTGATTGCTTGTAATCTACTATTTAAAGCTGGTGCATTTGTTGGTGGGTACATTTTTATTCTTTAATAGTAAGTTAAACTTCCGAATGGGTTATCTTTTGTCTTATCAACAAAATCAACAACTTCTTTTAATATTGGTACATTATCAAATTGGGAACCAAGTGTCAATGAATCAACTGTTGTTAGAGAATATGTAGCATTACTTGATGCTCCTCTAATCAATAAATTAGAAGTGTTTGAGAATTCCCCTGATACATCATATATTGTTAAAATTGTATTTGCAGAATCCCACGCAGCAACTTCTGCTGATGCAATATGTGAATTAGAATTCCCTTGATAAATAATTTCACCAACAGTAAAATTACCAATTCCACTATGGACATCAAGGGTAGTTTTATATGCTTCTAATGTTTCAATAACATCAATTTCTTCAATACCTGTATCAATATTTTCATCATTGTATTTAAATGGTTCAAGAGATAATTCATAATAAAAAGGTCTAACCCGACCTAATGTATATAAATCTTTTGATGTATTAACAAATTTAATTTCAAACAATTCTCCATTATTTTTCATAAAAGGGATAAAAATTAAATCTCCTTCTAATGGCCTTTCAAAAATTTGTTGGGTTTGTTTATTAAATTCTTTAAATGTAAATTGGATTTTAGTTTGGTTTCTAACCTCCAATCCAAATTTTGTAAAGAAATCTTGCTCATCACCATAATCCATTGTGTTTACAAGGTACATATCAAGTTTATATGCAACTGTAAATGCTTTTAACGGGTCATCTCCGTAGATTAAATCTCGTGCTTCTGCATTTGTATTTGGAATATAATAACCAGAAAAACCTTGCATGAAAATTGCTTCATTGTAGAGATCTTCTACAAGATTAATCTCGATAGCTGGTTGACCATAATTTTGAAAATATTTACTTGGCATTTATTATCCAATCATAAATTGAACTGGTAATTCATATCTATCTTGCATTTCTTCTTCTAATTTAGTAATTTCTGCATCAGCTTCATCAAATGTTTCTTTACCATTTAAAGTTAAACCTCCAGGAAGTTGAATCCCGCCAAATTTTTTCATATTTTCTCCCCATTGGCGTTTGAATAGAGCAGTAACATATTGTTTTAACCAACGATCATTATACACGCTTTCATAAGTTTCCGGATCAATTACTTTATATCCTTCAGCAACAACCATCATGCCCAAAGGAGATTGTGGCGTTCCCCAAGCCCAGTCTGGGTATAATCTATGAGTATGGCGCTGGAATCTGATGGGGATTTCCCCAGTAAACATCAATTCAAGATTTCTCAGGTGTTGCATTGTAATGTTGAAATTTGTATATGATGTTGATGTAAAATCATATAATTCATGCAAACGCAACTGATATCTTAAATCAAACATATTTGATTTTGTGATAGTGTCATTAAGCGGGAAAATTCTAGTGATTCCTAGAATTCCTGGATCAACATCAAAATATCTTTGATCAATATCTTTTTGAGTTATAGCGTGTTGCCAATAAAACAACTCAGTTGCATCATAATGATAATCTTGATAGAATTGGAGAGCATCATCAATTCTATCTTCTAATTGATCATCATCAACGTTTATTTTGATAACAGGTGCACCTAAACGTCTAAGGCAATAATCTTTTAATTCGCTTCTTGATGTTACTTCAGCCATTAAAGTTCCTATTTGAATAAATTATTTATTTTGCATAAATTGAAGTAAAATATTTTTTATGTCAGTTAAATCTTGTTTTAAATCAGTCATTTGATTTTTGAGTTCATCAACTTCATTTTCTATACTATTTATTTTCAAATTTTTTTGTTTTCTTATTTTATATTCTTGTAAAGCAGCAATATCAGTATTTAAAATTGCTTTACTGGTTGAATTTTTTACCCAACCAGGAGCATCTGTTATTTTCAGGTCATCTGACATATTAAACGGTAGCTATTGCTCTTAAATTTTTGATAGAAGGAACTTTAGTTGAATCGCTAGAATACATTACAATTTTAACAGCAAAATATTTAAATGAATCATACGACACTCCATTTACTCCTGTATAAGTAATATCCAAATTTTGATATGTTTCTTCACTATATTCTAATTCAGAAATTGTAACTTGTGATTGAGAAGTTTTCGTCATTAGAACCCAAGGAGCATTATCGAATGAAATACTAAAATCATATTTATTTAATATTTTATAATATACAACAACATCAGTTCCGCTTGGTTTATTGACATCAAGATATACTGTTAACCCATCAGCATCAAATTCATCATTTAGTATTACTTGTTTTGTTACATATTTTGCTCTCGCATACCCATCCGGAGTCAATTCAGAATCTGCAACAACAGCAGAATACTCGTCAATATAATTTTTTACCAATGCAACACCAGTTCTATGTAAATCAACTATTGGTGTCAATGCATCATCAGTATTAACCATAGTAACTGTAAATGAGACTCCATCAGTAGTATTTGCTGTTGATACAGAAGGTATGCTGATATTCTTATTAGTTTCAATATTAATATCAGTTGTTATTGCTGTACTAGAATCAGTTACCGAAGTTGAAATATTATCAATATAAGAAAAATCTCCAAATTGTAAATTATGAGAAGTAAAATTCAACAAATCATAATCAAAATTAATATTACCACTTTTTAATACAAGATCTTTTGACCCTAATTCAAATTTTGCTCTTTTTAACGTAAAACATAAATCTCTAGTTTGATCTATTGACCAAGAAGTTCCTTGTTGTGATACTACAAAATCTCCCATATATGGATTTGTTACAGTAACTCCAGTATTAATATCACCAACCCCTCTTTCAGTTATATAAACGCTATTTTTTGCTGAATTGGTTCTTAATGTGAAACAATACCAACCAGGCGCTAAATAGATAGGAAAATCAAAGTTGAACACTGTGTCCGTTAGAGAAACTTGTTTAGGGTTTGACGTGGCATCTGTATCATATTGAGGACCAAAAAGAGGTACAAAGATATCTTCTGGGAATAGAGTTACTATTGACATTGGTACAATTTTATCAGATGATGGGTATCCATTGATCAATGGTCTTACATCAAGGGTAACTGGTGCTGTACTATCTTTATCATAAAAATAAACTAAAACTGAACTTAAGAATAATCCCCTTGGGTATGTTCCTGGATCAACATAAAATGTTTGACCAATATAATCATTATATTTAATTGATGATAATGATGTTTTATTGTTATTTGCATAAGCATTATTAAATTCAGAAATAAATAATGATTCTGACCAATTTGAGTTAAACATTTTTTTAGCCCAATATTCAACTTCTTCTGGGAAATATTTTGTAGTAGAATTAGCGAACGTTCTACTATTGATATATGGAGAAGAAATAAAATTATTCTCAACAATATTTCTTGCTTCTGCTAATGTTTGTATTATTGCCATGAGATTACCTTAAAGTTTTTGTAATTTTAACTGCAAATCAGATAAATAATTTTGTTCTATTAACGCAGTAGTAAGGGTAGAAGTTGGAACATTATTCCCTAAAGCTTTTATTTTCGCTACTATATTGTCAACTAATTTTTGTTGTTGTGCTATTAATTTTTCAAGATTATCTTTTCTAAATAAATTTGCAGAAGTTGCTACAGATGCTGCATCAGGAGCAACAAACCCTTCTCCAGGAGTACTTGATAATGGATATGATTTTACAGTATTGTATGCAGCAAGTTTTGATTCCGCATTTTTATCCCACGGAACGCTTTGTTGTGGATTTGTAGTAGTATCATATTGGTCAATAATAGCATAATCATCTAGTCTAATAACAGTTGTTGAGGTTGTTGATGTTAAAGTTTCTGTAACATCAAATCCAGCTCCAATTGCATCGTAATATAACCCAGTTAATGTTACTGTTGAGCTAAATGTTCCACTACCGCCACCATTGTAAACTGGTACTGATATTTTTATCGATTTGGTTGTTCTAGATGCAGAATCAATTTGACCTGTAGATACTGTTGCTGATTTTGATATCAAGGTATCATTATTGGTTGTCGAAACATAAAATGATACCCAAGCCCAACCAGAAAAATTTCCATGATCCGAATTCCTTTGTGCTCCTATATATGCGGATGCTTTTACAGTAACCGAATTCCTTGTAGAACTAACAATAGTAGCAGTAAAACCGCTTGCAGAACTAATATATCCACCGCCACCATAGTGCGCCCCTGAAACAGAAAACGCTGGTAACCAAGCAGCTGCAGACCTTCCTTTTGGTATTGCTGAGTATGTTCTAGAACTATTATCAGTAGTGATTAGCAAATCAGTTTTATAAACATAATCATCATTTATTAATTTAACATAAACTATTGAATTGGAAAATTCAGAAAATGTTGGGGTTGATGTAGCTAATGAAATATAATAAGTAGTATCGCCATCAAATACTAAATCTGATTGTCCAGTTACTTCAATTGTTTGCGGAATATTCCATGTATTTTCATTAAAATATAATTTACCACCAACAGGAGAAGTTACAACACCTTCTGTTGTGTCAGTAGAAGCAACATCAACCGTTACAATTTGTGATGCATTCGGTTTTTTATTTAATACAACAGAAATATAAACTTTACCATTATATTTTTCATTTGTGTGAGATGTACCCAGTATAGTAGCTACAGCTTCACCTTTAGGAACAATTACATCTTGATTCATTAATGCTACGTTAGCTATTAAATTATTATATGCAGTATCAGAAGAAGTCGCTTTTAATCTAATATTATAATCTACTGTGCCATCTTGTAAATAATCTTGAACGCCTGTAACAACAAATGCTTTTATAGTATTCCAAGTAGTAGCTGTAAAAGTTACAGTATTTCCTGTAAGGAAATTTAATCCATTTTCAGAATTTGCAGTAATGATACCTTCAGTAACGCTTAAAGAATCAGCTGTAATTTTTACTGGTTGAGTAGGTGGAGCACTTAATGAAACTGAAAATGTATGAGTGCCCCCGCTTTCAGTTGTTATTCTATCTGCATTGTAAATTGTTCCTTGTGTAGCAGATGAAGTTACATTTGGATGAACAACAATTGATTTATCAGGAGTGCCTAATGCAGCAGTAACAATACCAACAGTATTTGCTTTTAAATTATTCCAAGATGGTTCAGTAGATGTTGTTGTAACAGTAACATTTGCTGTTCCAGCATTCATACATGCCAAGTAATATTTAAATACTAATACTTCTTGATCAGATTTATTAACAGTTCTGACTGCACCTTTTACGTCATCAATAACATCATAGTGTTCATAACTTGATGATTTAACTTCAAATACCGAAGTGTTTGAAGATACAGCTGTAAATGTTAATGGGTAAGTTGAACCTGAATTTAAACTCCACCAACCAATTTTGCTTCCTCCACCATAAGTAACTGTAAAGAAAGATTTACCTTCCGCAACTGAAGTTTGTATTGGGGAAACTTCCAAATATGGTGTTGATTCAGCTAAAACTTCGTTAGGATCCCTAACCGAATATGGAAATAATTTAGTTGTTGCGACTCCAGGAATGATAACATTTTTTTGCCAATATCTTATTGGTTTAACTGTTGCTGAATAATTATAATTTACATCAGCAGATTCGCCATAATATTCAATATATGTTGGTAAATTATTATCAACATATTTACCATTAACATATTTTCTAATTCCTAAATCGTAATTAAATGTTACATTTTGAGGGGTAGCATAATTTGTTGTGGTGAATGTTAACGATACTGTACTAAATGACACAGAAGAATTTGCTGATTTATCTTCTGAGGCATCCATAAATGTTACTACAACATCGGAAGTTGGTTGAGAACTCAAGTAAACTGGCAAAGTTAATGACCCTATTTTCACTTGATCATATGTTTTTGCATAATGATTTGTTAAATAGTTTACCTGACTTTGTACAACAATTCTATTTTGTTTTTCTGGTTCTGGTTGAGTAATATTACCAACTTTTGTGATATACGGTTCTCTAATTGAAGTTATTGTTTCTTGGTAAGTTTTGTGTCTACCTGAAGAAAAGAATGTTGCTTGAGCTTTAGAAATTGCATAAGTATCATAATCATAATTTGGTGTATCACATACAGTAATTAACAATTCTCCTGTTGGGAATTTTAATAATGAATCGTTTGGAAGATTTAAAATACCTTCGCATGTGCCTCTTTCATCTGTGTATAAATCCCCTGCAACAGGAAGAACAGTTGACAGATTAATAGTTGCACTGGTTCCGCCACCGCCAGTAATCGTTGGTGCTAAAGCAGTTTCTGTGGAATAACCTAAACCTTTATTTGTGATTTCAACTCCATTAATAGTTGTACCAAACAAATCAAAACTAACATTTGCTGGAATAGTTTGAGTAGCTGAAAGTGCTAAAGTTGGATTTGTAGTGTAACCAGTTCCTGGATTTAATATATGTGCTCCAGTAATAACTCCTCGTGGATTAGTTGTTGGTTGAACGTATGCATTAACAAGTCTACCATTAACGTAAACGTACATTTTAGTAAGAGGAGCTAACTGTGTTGCTTTAAATTTAATCGGTATTGATCTTGCATATGGTATAACACTATTTTCTATTTCTTCTGTAATGTCGCTTTGTACAACTGCTACTGTAGAAACTTTATAATCAACATTATTATAAATTACATCAACGCTTCCGCTCAATTCTTTATATGGATGAGTTGCGTAAAATGTGTTCCATTCATTAAATAATAAACCTGGGACTGAAGAAGCATCCCTAATTGCTGCAGCATTATCATTTAACACATTAATTATAGGTTTATTTTCAGTGTCAACCCAAACATCAGATTGTGGTGATAAGAATAAATCGCCTGCATAAGAAATTGAATCGAATAAATTAATTTTTGTGGTTCCAGTTGGTAAATATTGGAATACTATTTGAACTTCTTCTACTATTGGGAATGAAACTAAACCGTTTTGCTCATATAAAGTTCCTATATTTTTTGTTGTGATATTACTGTATTTTGTAGTGAATGATGGTCTCGCTAATTGTTTATCTAAATCTAACGAAATATTTTTATAGTTATCAGCTAATGACATTACATTGTAACCAATAAATGGATCAACCACAAATCCATTTTTCATTCTAGATCCTACAACATTATCAACAATGTTTCTAGACATAACATCTTTTTCTACAAGATTCAATGATGTGTAATATTCAACATTAGATATTCTTGTATCCAATTTACCAATATCATCCATTGTATATCTGCGATGTTTCTGATATTTAATAATAATATCAGATTCATTAACAGTAAATGGATTAAATTGTATTGTTGCTAATGTCATAGCATCAGACAAATCAACAGGTGGAACATAGTTAGAATATGATGGTTTACCTTTTATCCAACTAAATCTTTTATCTTTAGTTAAAACTAATTTATCAATTCTTCCAAGATAATATGACATATCAAATTCAAATCCTGTAAAATCAGTAGATGGGATTTGGTATGTGTCGTATGTTATATTAGTTGTAATAAGATTTGTTCTTCTTGGTCTAAAATCTACATAATTTGTTAAATTGTAATCATTACCTTTAATAGATACAGTTGGTATTTGAGAATAATCTACTGGGTAAGATTGGTATGAAATATATTGACCATCACTTGAATGTGTGTAATAATCAAATAAAACAAAAACTGTACCTGAGTCAGTAGATGTTTTTGCTGTAACTGTACCGTGATCGTACATGTTTTCAGTTTGACCATTATCTAAGATGTAATTATTAGTTACATCTCTTAATTTATTCCAATTAGGAGTAGTTCCGTCAGGAGAAACGCCTAAATTTGAACTTTTAGTAGAAACATACAATGAGTTACCATATTGTACAACATCTGATTTGTTGTACGACGTTCCTGAGTTATAAGCCCCGATAAATATTGCGTCATTGTCTGTTGATTTAAATACACCTTTAAATTCTGTTATATCAGCAATACCTAATGATTTTGGATATACATCAGTTTTAACTTGTGAAACATAATTTGTATGCAGTGTTTTTGTTTTTGGTTGAGCATTATTATATGTCAATCCATATTTAATATCAATTTGTCCAGTATATTTTTTATAGAATGTGAAATTAGCTGTTTGCCCGCTTTGAATTTTTGTTTCTATACCTACTTGGGATAAATTTACATAATTACCTGCTACATAATCACCATTTGTTGTTTTAGTAGAAATTAAAAAATGGCTATTTTTTAAATCTGATGATAAATTGGCACTTAATCCACTAGGGAAAATTATATTTGATGATCCAGTACTGATTGATGCGGTATTATTTGTTACAGTGATTGTATCAAAAACATCTAGTGTAATAGAAGTTCCTGATAGTGAAGCAACATTTTTATATGGCAACTCAAACAATAATTTATTAAATCC